CCAAGAGCATTTGCATACTCTTCAGACCGTAAGTCTCCACTAGCACTAATCAAGTTATCTGCAAACTTACCTAGACTGTTATTGGGGTTTGACCCTGCGAGTACAGCCAACCCAGATATGGCTTTAAGCGTTTCGCCTGTAGCTCCACCTATAATACTTGCGGTGTTCTCTATAACATCTTTTGCACCTTCAGATACGTAAGCATCGTAAACTTTTTTAGATGCGTCATATATAGGAGTCCCTACGTATTCATCTAAAAGTTTCCCTGCCGCTGATCCTAAATCTAAAACCGCGCTCATAAACCCAGAAGGTATGTTCTCGCCCGCGTCTACTTTTTTCTTAATTAAATCTGGTAAAGACACTGGGGGTAAAGTTTCTTCTGATATTAGACCACTGCCGCTTGGATATTCTATCTTTGTAACATTACCTTCTGCATCTTTTGTAAGTACAGCATCTTCAGGCACGCTTTTTGCTAACCCATTAAACATTATTTCTTTGTAGTAATTAGTTTCTCCGGTTAATGCGTCGTATATACCACCCAACTTACCATCAACAAATTCCGGTTTTTGCCATACATACTTGTTATTAACATTAACTAGCTTTGCGTCTCCGTTAGCAATATCTACTGCCGATACCCCTTCACCCTTCGGGTACGTTTTTACCACTTCACCCGAAGTAAGACTTGCGATTGTTTTTAATTCAGTGGAAAAATCTTCAAAATCTATACTTGTTATAGCTTCAGGGTTTTTTATTTCTTTCACAACATAGTCTAATGCAGCCTGCAGTTGCTCAGGATTTAAATTTTCTACGTTTATACCTTTATTAGCCAAAGATTGTTTTAATACTGTATCGTGAAACTTATCTAACATAGTCGCCATGCCAGTTGCATTAGTAGGTAGTTTCTGGCTATTTTCTAAAAAATGCCCGTACACATCTGTATCGGCATCTAACCCATGATAAGCTTTGTATGCGTCTTCATCAAAATCGTTGCTCAAAGAAAGAGCTATAGCTTTATTTATTGCAGCAGTTGCGGGTTTTAACGTCTCGTCAAAATCTTCATACTTAGTATTCATATATTTTAGAGATGTGTCATACTCAGAACTAGCGGTATCAAACTCAGTTTTTGCGTCAGGTAGCTGTGCAATGTAGTCTGCATGTGTTTTGTTGTACGCGTCCAATGCAGGTTTGTATGATACTTCGTAATCAGTCGCTAGGTTATCTTTAAACGTATTATAAGCGTCAGCAGCTTCATTTACTGAATCTTTCATGTTGTTAACAAACTCTACCGAGTATGGGTTATCCGAACTCATTATGTTTTTGGCATCATCAAGAATAGCTTTTTGGTCTAAATACTTCTGTTTTAGCTCGTCTTGTTTTGTAATCTTGCCATTAAGTTCATCTAGTAACTCGTTATGTGCATTTTCTGTAACAGATATGTCGTTTATTATTTTGTTATATGCTTTTGTTTTTTCATCTAAAGCTAAGGCTTTTTCTTCTGTGGTTTTGTAAGCACCACTAACTTTATCTATCGCAGTATTTACGGGTTTATCAATAACTGTTTTTAACGCTTCTGCACCTGCAGCGGAAATAGAATTGAAGAACGCTTCACCTGCAGCGTCAGGGTTACCAAGTATTGTTTTTGTAACAGCAGAAGTTACTGCGTTAGTTAATATAGCCGCTTGAGTCGCGTCAAACCCTGCGTTTTCCTGCAAGAATTTTGACATAGTGCCGCCTATGGCAGCGTTTTTCATTATTACATTAGACATTGCTTCAGGGGTTAATGCCCCTCCGCTTATCTCAGCGGAAACACCGGCATATATAGAATCTTTAACTCCGTCGTTTAAATCTTCAAAACTATCACCAAACTTCTCTGTCATAGTTTCGCTAATTTTGCCTAGACTTGCGGCTACAAACGCGTTCGCACCACCTGTAACAAAAGCTTTTAAAGGGTCTTGTCCGTAGACTAATGCAGTTGTTGCAGACTTCGTACCCGCTTTAACAATATTGCTTACAGTAGCTGCTGTACTTGCCGATACACTTGCCCCAAGCGCCCCCGAAACAGCCCCGGAAGCATAGGTACCTGCAGTTGCGCCTACAGTAGTAGCTACATAAGATATAGCCGCGGCTTTTGCTGCATCTTCAAGGTCACCACCATCAGCTAAAACCGCTGCGCCATCAATAAGCGGTATTAAATGTAGTTGGCCGGTAGCTATAGCGGCTATAGTGGCTATGGTCTTTATTGGGTCTTCACCCGCCGCTTCAAGTATATCTTGTCCCATATCTACAATAGGATCAACTATTTCGTCAACAGCCCAATCAATAGCATCTTCTGTCACATCTTTGATCGGTTCAAAAACTTCGTCGTCAATTTTTTTACCAACTTTTTTAATTCCATCTTCAATAAAACTACAACAACCCATAAGTTACACCTCTTCTGGACTAGGGAAAATTCTAAAATAAACCCTATAGCCGTTTTTGTTTTTGAACTTGCTTACACCAACACGTATACCAGAATCTTCTAAACGTTTGGTTACTGATTTTATTGCAGGTAAGTAGAAGTCATCGTCTATATCAAAAGAGAAATGTGTTACTCCTTTGTCTTGTAATATTTTTAAATACTGCACGTAGTTCACTATCATATTTCGTGCCGTGTCTACATTAAACATACGTCCAACCATCTTGTTTTTGTTGGTTTTTTTACCTCTATGCGCTAAAAATACACTGTTACCTACCTGCACAACATCGGCAGTTTCCATAGTCATTTCTTTGGCTACAGATCACAGACGTGCTTGATCACTGTATTCACTTCCAGTGGTATTTTTCAAAGACAACATAACAACACTAGGTGTAGGTAAAGGTTCTTGTTTACTATCTACTACAGTTTCCATTATGTGACCTCCGTAGAAAAGTAATAAGAGTTTCAGGTACTGTACTGCAGTTTAAACTATTTAGCAACATTCCTACCTCATACATTACTTACAAAAGAAACATCTACAGATGCCGATGGTATTCCGGGGTGTGGTGACGTAGCAGCCTCTGTATGTAGGTTTAATTGCGTGTCTCCAGTAGCCCAGTATATTTCTATATAATCATTAGCGGTAAGAGACACAGTAAACCCCCAATGTACAACGTAGTCATCGTTACCTTTTACATCAAACATATGTCCTGAATAAGCTATAGCACTACCATTTTTCTGTTCCCAAACGGTTATAGGCGTTTCACTAGAGTTGTTATGTTCTAATTGTAATGTAACATCAAACTTATATATACCGGGATTTTGCACGTTAATTCGACTGTTATTAGATAGGGTAACTGTACTGGTGTAGGATGTGTTATTGAATGTAACCGCGTACCCTGTGTTAACCACCGACGCAGTTTGATCTTGTGTGCTATAGAACGCTGCGCAAGGGTTGTATAAAAATTTGCCACCTACATCGGTGCTGAGTAAAGTGTTTACTGTGTTGACAAGCCGGTTAAAAAACAAACGTAGCACATTGCTATTCTGGTCCATGTATGGACGTTCATAACCTTCGGGTGCTAAAGGAAGCGCAGGTGTAGCTACCTTGTCTATTTCGTTAGGCATTACCTTCTCCCGTCAGGGCGCATGTCAATTCGTGGCGAACCAAGCTGCCATGTAACACCTTCTCCAGTAGATTCTATTTTCATAGCGAGCTGCCTACCCCGTACACGAGTATATATTTGTCCTGTGTAAGATTCTACAGGTAATACAGCAGTCCGAGTAATTGAACGAGAGTTGCTGCCACCCACAGATGTAGGGCTGTTATATCCGGAACCAGAATTAGCTAATGGTAATAATGTCATCGTAGCACTAGGTGACCCAACCGTAGACCCGTCAAACCGAATGTCTGGTAATACGCGCCATATAAATGCAAACTGATGTCCATCTTCTAGGTCAAACTCAGCAGAGGCCACGTAAGCATGTATTGCTGTAGTAGTTGCTGTCTCATTGTCGTCTACACCTTCTTCGTGGTTTACAAGGTTGTATGTATATGTAGCGGCTAATGGATTGCCGCGCAGGCCAGAATCAAGCCAAGCTGTACGAGCCATTGTGCCATAATACCAAATATCTTCTAAGTAGTTATACACCACATAGCGGTCTACATTTGTTTGGTCTGTAGAACAGTAGAACCACCACACTTCATGGTAAGACTCATTAGTACCTGCAAACACTTGGTCATACTGTTGTTCGTTAAAGTCACCAAATATAAACTTACGAAGGTCACAACGTAGTGGTTGAGTGCGTCCATCATACTTGTAGAACTTATCTTTACCCATCCAGTAGGCTACACCATTTGCATATGCTACACAGTTCTGAGACGCTGTAGATATGTTTTCACCTACAAGCTGTGCTGACCAGACTACAGGAGCGCCCACATACTGCAAAGAGTACAACGCTGCGTCAGTCCATACGAGAACTTCTTGACGCGCTTGTTTAGAAGCTATGATTTCAGTACCACGCGATAACGTAAGAAACCCTGCCTGTGATGTAACAGAGGGTGTCCAATCTACTGCACTACCTTGGTCTGACCAACGTATCAACATTGGGTTTACTGTAGCTGACCCGAACTCATTTGCACCGAACGCAAACACAAAACGGTTAATGTCTGATATTTCAAGTATACGTTGGCTTGTGGGTACGTTACTAGCACCTCCAACAGTTGATAGCTCTACTGCACGCGAAGTTAATCCGCTGGTTGCATCCCAGTAGTATATAGGTCCACCACGAGGTCCAAAGATAAGGTCTTCACCAAAGTTAGATTGACTCCATAGACGTATGGATTCTGTAGATGTACCACCTACACCCCACGTACCAGAACCCCAAGAAGATGCACTCCACCCAGTTAAGGGAACAGCAAAAGCTGACCCTACGTTAATCTGGTACTTTGTAGTGACTGTACCACCACCTGTTGCGCTAGCGGAAGCCGCTGCTCCTGCATCTATTGTGTATTCGTTAGTCGTAGTGGTTATTGTTATTTGGTATTCTCCGTTAAGTGTAAGTCCACCTACAGCGCTAGCTCCGCTATACGTAACAAAGTCACCGTCTGTGTACCCACCATTTGCGTCGGTAACGACAACAATAGGAGAACCTGAAGTTGTTTCAAACGGGTTAGTTAACGTCACTGTAGCACGTAATGGGGTGATGTCGTTATACGCCCCACCGTTTTCGATGTAGAATTTTAAGTTAGTACCTACACCGATAAGGTTTTGACTACCCAAAGTTACCCAGTTCCAGAGTGACCTAGCAACACCTTGAAATACTGTAGCAGATATACGCTGCCACCCACCTATTTTTTCGGGTGTACCTTGTCTAAAACGTATTTTATCGCACTCGTACCAGCCACCTTCGCTCGTATAACGTGTATTTTCACGGTTCACACCAGACTTCAAAAGTAGCTTTTTTAGGGGCATTTTATACCATCTCCAACGCTTGATGTAGAGTTTCTTTGTTGCGACGTGTCCAGCCTCGCCCAAATGTTTCAAACGTCTTTAAACTCTTATAGAAGTCTTGGCGCACGCCGTAAACATAATTTATTATTTCTTCTGGGTCTTTTTCCATTATAAGACCTATTGTAGCTGGCCCTATAGCCCCATCTTGAGTAGCCCCCACTGCACGTTGAATAGCTTTGGATGGCCTACTTTTTCCGGAATTTACACACCAATCAAAGGCGCACCAGTCCACCCCAGAAGGAAGTGAATCTCCTTTAATTCTATCCCAGTAGTTCTTTTTGTATATTGGCCCGACATCTTCTGGCGTTAAGTCACGCATTTCCTGCTCTGTAGATTCACGACCAATCCATTCGTCGTACACCTTTTTAGTCACACCTAAATTTGTCATACCCCCGGGGTCATCAGGATGATCAACAAATCCACCTTCGTGAGCAAGAAGCATTTTTAAGCATTTATCAAAGTTCTCTTTCATTTCGTAATTCCTTGTTTCTTTTC